CACCGGTTGCTTGCCATGGTTTAACTTCCACAGCACACATCTTTCGATGCGCCTTTTAAGCCTTTTCTTGAAGAAATTCACGGAAAAGATTAAAAGTCTGAGTACTAACTCAGAGTGCTTTAAGAGGCCCTTTCTCGATATCATATTTTAACTAATTAATTAGTATATGACCTTGGGATAGATCCTGGGCATTAATCTACAAAATCTTAACTAAAGGTAATTAACCTTGAGATATTGCTATATTAATGTAGCTCACTCGTAATAAGAAATGTATAACACAAGAATTAGTACTAATTGTAGTTACTAACGCGAACTGTTATCGTTTCTCTACGGCATAACGATTCTCCAATATGGAGTTACTGATAGTTTTCCTGAAGCTTTGATTTCTCGAAGCGTATTAGGTATAGGAGATAACTTGTTAGCTTTACCTTCAGGTAAGAAATCAAAAGAAGATATATAATTATCAACTCTTGAAGACTTATCTAAAGCCACTTTATACGGAGGAAGATCTGAACGAAGATTATATACATAAGTATATATTTCATCATGCATATCTTCCGGGTCTCTATCTTTCAATAGAGCCCATTCCGCAACCGAGTGAACTCGAGCAAGATCGACCTTACTTAAAGGAATAATATCCTCTCCATAAGGATCGTTTGCTACTTCCTCTTTCCACGGTTCTTTAGGATCATGAGATAAACCAATACCTCGTGTCCCATCGAAATGAGTGGAATAAGAAAGCAGAGTAGCTGCAAAGCCCTCAACCGAAGCATCGTAGGTACCTTGTAAAGTAGCTATTCTAGATAAGGCGTCTCGTGTTAACGAGTCAGCCATAAAAGGAATAACTTCTTCATTAGCAGTATCTACCCGCTCATCGAATGACGAAACCTGTGGAATCAGATCTTTTGGATCTGCAAAACCTAAATCAATGTTCAATAAACGCGTAACATAATGTAACGTGCTAGTAAACGGTAGACTTGGATTTTCCAAGAATTCGTACTCCTCATCATGAGGATCGACTAGTAACGCAACTGCATTACTTAGCGGAATATGGTTCGAATGAGCCATATACCCTAACAACGCCATCAACCCGTATAATGCATCTTTCTTATAATTAAGAAGGAAATCATTAATACGGATATTAACGGCAGGACTCAATGCTTTAACAAGCATTGATACTGTTGGGATTAATCCTTTTCGGCCGAATTTAACCGCTTGGTTAACCCGACCTAAAAGACTGTCTTCCGCCATAACCTGTTTCCAGGATAAAGCGCTAACGTCCAAACCATTTACTCCTGTTCGTTTTGCGAATTCAAACGCAGAACGATCATGAGCGATTAGACTCTTAGAGAGGTTCACTCCAACATTCAACTGTTTCATAACCAATATATATTGGTCGAAAAGAAGTTTGTCGAAGATAACTATATCATCACCCAATATCTCATATCGTGTCTCCCATCTATCCAAATTTGGATAAACAAGAGAAGCACAATACTGAAGTATTAAATGATGAGTAAGAGCTAACATGGCCCAAGACGAAAGGCAACCCATTGGTTGTCCAGTGTTGTAGGATACATATGATCCACTAGGAATATTATAAGGATTACCTCTAATAATAAAAGGTCTATCCCGTAATAATCCACCCCAATGCGTACCTAAACTAGTTCCTGTAAGATTATTTAAAATATCTATTTGTAGATCTATAGGCAATCTATCTGTCGCCGAAGAAAGATCAGCTGAATAAGCCAATCCTGCTTCTTTTGATTTCAGAAGACATCTTGCAAAAGATGCATCTTGATCAAAAGTCCCATCATTCGGTATTAACTTTAATAAGTTAAATAATGAATCATGTAACGGAGATAGAAGAGATTGTGTCCATATATCACAAATAGCAAAAATTCGTAATTTTCCAGCAGCTTCTTCTTTAAAAGATAACTTTCCTAACGCAATATCATCGAAAGATAATACTGATTTAGAATGAGGAATCCAACCTTTCCCATAACGGGTAAGTAAGTCGAAGCAAAGGTCAATTACTAAATTTAAAGTTTTAAATAATCCAAAGGATTTAGTAAGGTTTGCATAAAGTTTAAAATGATCATAAATTTCTGGATATTTTGCCAAAGCAATAGCATCAGTTAGTAAAGAACTAATAGATACTTTGTTATTAGGCCCAGCCGATAATGATCGGATAGGATATTCAGAAGGTTTTATGTTCAGTTCCTTTAAGCCTAAGTGTGATAAATACTTAGATGCATCTTTTGAAATTAATTTAATAACATCAAACTGAGCCAAACAAGGATCAGTTATAGTGTTAAGATTAACTTTCATAGGAGCCTTAAAGATACGATAAATTGAAGTAATAGTTAACCACATTCGAATAGTACCCGGGTGTAAAGCCCGAATAGCTTTTCTATCCAAAGTCCCAATAAAGGTCGGAAGACCGTTAGCAAGACGAGGAAGTGGTAAACTAGGTTCAATATCTCTTAAACTTTTACAAGGGTCACCTGCAATCGCTCGTTGAATAGCCACATTAGAGTCTTTTAACCACTTAACAGTGGTCAAAGCTCCATGATGACTATAAAACTTAAGGATACTATCAATAAAATTGCTTAATCGTCTTAGCCGTGGAGAAATTCTTTTCGAATGTTTCGATAAAGAGAAGATTAATAATCTAGCTTTATATCTAGCAATCGAATTAAGAAGAAATTTCTTTCTTCCTAACGACAACATAGTTCTATCAGAAGTATTACGTACTTTATCTTTAAACCGTGAAATAAATGTTTTAATATTTTGTTTCATGTTTAATTTTAATGTATAAATACTCTTTAGAGCTACTTCCGCTGTTCCAATTAAGGGACGGCAGTTGAAGTGAGTGTCACTCCTAGGTTTAATCGCTTCTTAAGAAGATTTGATAGGACACCTAGCCATATTCTGGGACTGGAATGGATGGAACCAGTAAGATTAATCTCAGATTAAGACTTTTCAAG